GCATATTTGAACCTGCAATATTTTGTTCTGTACACTTCCCGGCAATTTGATTATGACCGAATAACTCAATAATTGCCCACGCTTCAAACTTGTTTTCTTCATTCATTTCTTTATAGATTTAAAGTTAAATTGGACATATTACATTTGGCGGACATTTCATTCCGCCTTCTACGTGCGCACATTGAGCAGCTTTGGGACAATTTTTGGGTGCATTTTTCAGCCTCTCGCCCACCATCTTATCGGCTATCTTCTGGGCGTGGAGGGTGGCAAACTCGTGCATGGCAGCGATGGCACTGTTTTCATGTATGAATGAGGGATATTCTGTGCTGTGAGGATATTTGTCAAGTATCTCCTCCGCACCCTCGGCGGGAGGGAGGGGATGTTCGGCAAGGTATAGGTCTGCTGCCTTTTCGGGGGATATGATTTCGCCCGTCCCCCACTTGCGTCTCGTTAGCCATTTGTCGTAGGCTATTAATTCTTCTCTTGTCATCTCTTCAGCGGCTTTCATTTCTCTCTCTCGTTTCGTCAATCATCTCTAATACAACACAAATAGTGCCTACTCCAAGCGCAGCAATGAACCCATACAAAGCATCACCAGGACGACCATACAGAAACATCGTACCCGCAAACTGACCTGAACCCCACATGAGGATGAACAACGGCCAGCGGTAACGACGTAAAAGTGATTTCTCTTTCATGATATTATGTTTTAGTCTATCAAAGTTACATTATTAAATTTCAGAATAACAATGATATTAGTCATGTTTATAGACTTTTTCATGAATTTTATGGATAACATCTTTATGTAAATATGTTTTCTCTAATCCATGTGCGGCATTATGGCACTTGCGACACAAGGCAATCAGATTTGAGATAACGTCCTTTCCCTTGCCCCGCCCGTCAATATGATGAATATCAACTGCCCGTTGCCCACATACCTCGCAAAGGATAACATCCTGTTCCCCGTATCCAAAGTAATCCATATAAATCCGCACGTGTCTGGTCATGCCATTATCCCTTTCAGTAAATCATAAATCTGCTCGACTAACTGCCATTTTGAACCGCATCTCATCTCACGCACGACACACCGCGTATCCGGAGCGGCTATCCATACCCACTCGTCACCCTGCTTTATTAGATTGCCGCGAAGTAAAATATAACGGAGCTTCTCAGAAAGTGGTCTCATCAGAATAACTTTTGTTGCATTACTTCACCGGGGAGCATACTTATTACCTTTGATTCATTACGAATAAGTGTACCGATTAACCTCTGCCCTGCAACACAATCCTGAAGAAAGGATATAGCCTTTTCTGTAGTATATGACAGCCTATTCAGTCCCTCGGATCGCAGCTTTATCACCACATGCTCAATCCACTTATCTTCTTTCAATTTATTCATTCCTTTATATCTTTGCGCTCAAATCGTTTTCGTTTCTTCGTTCAATCTCTGCAAGGTACTTTGCACGTATCTCTGCGGACTTTGCACTCTCAGGATGCTCGACTAATTCTTCAATGTCAAGCCTCAAAATTAAGTTCTTTGCCAACTGCCGTGCCATGCGACGGGAGAGGCGGGGCTTAAAAAACAGGTTCAGTTTCATAATAGTTATTTATTGTCAGGTCTGGTTGTGCGCGATATTCAGTTATTCGTGTCATGCTTTCGTTGTGGCTAAAAAACTCTGATCCTACATTGCCGTTGCGATGTTTGGCAATGATGACCTCTCCTACGCCCGCTGCCGATACATTACGCCCATCAACAATAGTTTCCTTTTCTCCGTAGTAAGCTGCGCGGTAAAGCAACAAAACAATGTCAGCGTCTTGTTCAATAGCACCAGACTCCCGAAGGTCAGAAAGCATTGGTTTCTTATTCCCGCGTTGTTCCACCTGGCGATTAAGTTGAGATAAGGCAATGACCGGAACATTCAGATCGCGAGCCAGCATCTTCAATCCTCGGCTGATCTCAGACAACTCTCCGTCGCGGGTCTTATTTCTGTCAGAACGGACTTTCATCAGTTGAAGATAATCCACAATGATTAAATCACATTTCTTTTCTTTACGTCGCGCCGTTGCAAAGGCTTCTATTTCGGTCAGGCTTATTGATCCCCGGTCATTTATTATGATATGCTTTGATTTCAGACCGTCGGCTACATCATAAACTAAACCGCGTTCGCGTTCATCAAGTTTGCCAAGTTTATACCTGATAGCATCAACACCAGAATAACCGACAATTATCCTATCCATTAATCTTTCTCTCGCCATCTCCAATGAGAAAAATACGACTGACTTATTCTGCTCAATAGCACTTTGAACACAAGCCAGAGCAAAGGCCGTTTTCCCTACCGACGGACGGGCGGCAATGATTATCAAATCCGAAGGCTGCCATCCTCCGGTATAATTCGTGAGGTTCGGAAGCGGTGTATTTATGCCTGGGTTCTTACCAATGGCACGTTCTTCAAAAGATATAAGTGATTTGGTTACGGTCTTTTCAGTCGAATAATCTTCAACTCCAGCCATACGATTTTCGACATATTCAACTTCACTGATTACACGCTCAATGATTTCCTCAGTTGTTCCCAGGTTGACAAGATATGATGCACTCTCATGCAACCGGCGAACGCTCCCTTCTTCAATCAGGATTGAAATATATTCCTGATAGTTTACAGTTGAAGCGATTAAAGACGACAATTCAGTGATGTAAACCGCCAATTCTTTGCAGTGCCTGGTCACGGTTATCAACTCCGGTATAACTCCATCGCATATGTTTTTCTGGATTGCTTTAAATATCTTCCGGTTCTTGTCATCAACAAAATCAAAAAGCTCCAGACGTGAAACGGCTTCTTTGGCAATCGTCACATCATTGAGCATACAGGATAATATTGCTTGTTCTGGATTCATAGCTTAGGAAGGGGCTTATAATATGCAGGTTCAGATTGCGCGTGTTCGGTTTTAATAAACGCCTTGTCACGAGAAGCCCAGGTCGCTAACCTTCGGCTGATTTCAAATGTCTTTTCTAATTCAAATCTCATCTTTGTTTTGGATTTGTTTGGTTCAGTCCAATAATCACAAAAGGACTTTAGCATATTAACGGGATACTGATTTGAATATTGTTTTACTGATTCTTTAAATTCAGTCTCTCTTTCTTTTAATAAACACTCCTTATTTATATTTATATTTTCATTTTCATTTTCAGAGTTTGCTTGATGTTTTGCTTCGTCTTTTGCTTTAGCAGATTGTGTTTTCTCTCCACCCTTTTTACCAGCTTCAGCACGTTTATTTGATATGCTAAAGTCTTTAACCATACGCTTTTGTATCAATTTATCATCCTCAATCTGTAAAACATCCTCATTTATTAATTCTTCAAGACCAGATTTAATGACATCCAAATCATAAGGCAAACTCTTAATCAACTTTAAAGCAAAATTTTGGATCGTGCTTGAGGTTTGCTTGTCTTTTTGCTTAAGCAAAATCATTCCATAAGGATCAGATTTGTGCATAATACACATTACACGTATATAAACTCCAGTAGCAGAAGCCGAACATTCGATCAGTTTTTCATCAGTTAAAAAATCCTGAACGTAAAGCGGCAAATATGGTTGATCTCTTAACGCCATTGTGTATTGAATTTAGGCTGGTATTTTTTAATTAATTCCTTTTCACGATTACGATATAAATCAACTTCATGAAACCAAAACTCTACACGTTTATATATATTTTGCAAAACTCTTCGCACTTCATGTTTCTCATAACGTATAGCCAATGATTTTGCACTTCCGATATACAATAATTCACGGCGTTTAAATTCATCGTCATTTAAACCCACTAACATATACACTCCCGATCTTGGTGGTGGAGAAGAAAAATCCTCGTCATAAGTATTCGGAGTTTTCCACCCCACAAAATCGTCACCTAATTCATTAATATTCATAACTACACAAATTAAGGCTCCAACTCCGGGGTGTAGTTAACCGATCTGTATGAACAGGAAGGTTCCCGGAGAGGAGCCGTATATTTAACTTTTGTTGATTGCTATCATCATACAAATCGATTTAACTACGCAACAAATATAATATATTATTATTTAATAAACAAATCTTCATCGCACATAAACTCCGTGCCGACTAAAAAGTCTTGGAAGTAGAATAAAACGGCAGGGTCTTTCATAATTTAAAAGATAAAAAGTTCAACAACTGCTCCTTTGATATCTCCTTATTGTCAAGAAATATTTTGCCATCTTCAGGTGATGTATTTTCAAATACAAGTAAATGAAATCCTCTGTATTTTTTATCCGCACGACATACATTATGAATAATGCTAAAGAGCTTTTTTTGCCAATATTTTATTGCCGTATTATAACGCTTTTCTTCAATAAACATCCATTCGCCAGTCTTATAATTTGTCCAACAATAATCAATATTAGATGCCAAAAAACCCAAAGAACTGTCAATCTGTGGCTGCACTCTTAGCCAAATACCAAATTCTGTACTATGACTATCATTCCTTTGTCTTGTCATAAATATTGAATTTAGCTATATTATACGTTTCCTCATCTATTTCAGCAGCTATAATCCGCCGTCCCATTTTCCGTGCAGCGATAACTGTTGTGCCTGATCCGGCAAATGGTTCTACAATTAAGTCATCGACATGAGTAAACATATCTATAAGATATGATATACCGGAAACTGACTGTTGCCAGTCATGCCCAGACTTCTCTCTTTGTTCAGAAATAAAGTAATCCTGTATAGTATTAGAAATCTTACTCCGGCCATTCTGAAATATCAGAACTGGTTTCCATCTGCATATTAAATTAACAGCATTAACGATTTGTGTCTGGCCTTCATGGTACACACAAAACGTCCAATAATAATCCAGGTTTTTGCTCATTCTGTTAATCACTTCAGGTAGATTATACTGACCTGAATAAGCAATACAAAACCCGTTAGGTTTCAATACACGTGCTGCAAAACGGCTTAACTTTGACCAACATTCTATAAACTCTTTTGGATAAGGAGGGTCTGTTATTATGCAGTCAATACTGCCATCAGGAATATCAGAAAGCACTTCTTCAAAATCGCCTAATTTAAAAATAAAGTCAGTATTTATATCTTTGCCAACAGTAGCGGCCAATTCCCTTTCAGCCTTTATCTCTTCTTTCTTTTCGTCTCTCTTTATATCTTGATAAACTTGATTAAATGTCAATTCTCCACTCTTAATTTTATCTTTGACTTCCGGTTCTGCCTCCTTCCAAACTTTATCGGCCATTGCAACCTTGCCAGTACTCCATCCAAGTTCATCCGCGATCTCCTTTCGTGTGTTATGTTCCGTTTTGTCAATAGTTGACAAATCGGGGAAGTCGGCTCCTTTCTTTAGCGTTTCCTTCTGTTTTTCCCTTCCCTGCTTCAGCAGTATTTCCTTCCGAACCTGAGCAAGTTCAAACTTCCAGCCGTCGGTTAAGTTCCTGCGGCCTTTCTGATTGTCAATGATCCAAATTTTAATGTCCTCAATGCTACCGGCTTGAATTTCCTCGACACTATAATTTATCCCGTGCTTGGCACAAATCTCAAGGCGGTTATGTCCATCGACAAGGATGTTATTCCAAACGATTAGGGGATCTCTGCACCCATCAACAAGTAGGCTTTCCTCAAGTGTTCTATACTCTGCTGAAGTAAGGGGCGGAAGCAACGACTGAAGTTCTTTGTTAATTATTATGTCCATAGGTAGATATTAAAAGCCCCCACAAACAGCAAGCCCCCAGGTGCGTAGGAGTTGAGTTTCTCCAGCCTGAGGGGTGCGTGCCTGTGAGGGCTATTCGTTAAAACTGATTTTAAAGTCATACTCTATTTAATTTCGCTGTGACAAATA